CACGTCAAGTGTCGAAGCCTCCCCAAAAAAGGAAGTGGAGTAATGCGAGGAAACGGAAAATCAATTGCAGAAGACCTAAAGGATTTTCTGAAAAAGCACATTGTGCCGCTAAAAAAAGGAGAAGTTCTAAGAGCAAGAGGTGAGCCATTAAAAGATTGTCCTCAATGTATGAAGAGAAAATATTGGTGTACCTGTTGGAAAGTATTGAAAGGAAGATATTATGCCTAAAGACGCTTGTTATCATAAGGTAAAAGCTCGTTACAGAGTTTTTCCATCAGCTTATGCTTCAGGAGCTATTGCTAAATGCCGAAAGGTAGGTGCAGCTAACTATGGCAAAGGTGGTAAAAAAGCTAAGAAAAAAGCAATGGGTGGTGTCGTTAAAATGCAAACGGGTGGTGAACCTAAAATTCGTGCATTAGAAGACATACTTAATGAGTCAATTATGAAAGATCTTAAAGATCTTAGAAAAGTACAATTTAAAAAAGGTGCAAGATTTTCTGTAGACTCAAAAGGAAATGTTACAAAAAACTTTAAAAATGGTGGTTCTGTACCAAAACAAAAAAGAAAAAGAAAAACAAAAAATCCAAACATTGCACGAGGTTGTGGTGTAGTTATGAACAATAGAAGAAAAGTTACAAAGTTTAGATAATGGCTGTTCGTAAAACAAAAGCTGGTCTTGCTCTTAAACGATGGTTTAAAGAAGATTGGAAAGATCAAAGAACTGGCAAGCCTTGTGGCAGACAAAAGGGTGAAAAACGTGGCACACCTTATTGCAGACCATCAAAAAGAATATCCAGTAAGACTCCAAAAACTGGATCTGAGATGTCAGCTTCTGAAAAAAGAAAACGTATAGCTCAAAAGAAAAGATTAGGTCAACCAGCAGGTAAACCAAGACGAGTTCAAGCAGTAAGGCGAAGAAAGAAAAAATGAGTTTAGAGCAAAAAATTTGTGACGAAATAAAAGCTTGGTCTAAATATGCCTTAGAAATTCCTAATGAAAATTATAATAATTTACCTTCATGTCCTTATGCAAAGTCTGCTTGGAAAAATAACAAAGTAGGTTTTGCTATAAAAACTACAAACAATTATGACATAGTTTATACTTTAATAAATAAATTTCATGATTCTAAAGACTTAGTTATAGTTGTTGATTTATCTTATGAAAATAATGAAATATTTCACAATAATTTAACTAATTTAAATAAATTAATACATGAAGATAAATTTGACCAAAACGATATTTGGTTAATGGGATTCCACCCTGATGATGATGTTAACGAGTTAATTGATGATGGCACGTTTGCAGAAATTGTTAAGGAGGAATATGCTTTGATATTCGTTCAACGATTAACAAAGCTACAAGAAAGTGCAAATAAATTGAAGAAACTTGGTTATTATGATAAATATTATAATGAGTACAATGTTGAAGAGATTTATGAGCAAAGACAACAATACTACAACAACCTTAAAAGGAGAATAAAATGGCAATGAGTCCTAGAAAAATGAACGCTATGGGCGATCAATTAAAAAAAGCAGCTACTAAAATGATGGCTGGAGGTAAAGTCAAAAAAATGATGGGTGGTGGTGCTGCCAAAAAAATGCGTGGTGGTGGCATGGCTAAAAAAATGAAAAAAGGTGGTAAAGCCTAATGACAACTTCAAGTTCAAATAATTTTGAATTAGATGTTGCAGAGTACATTGAAGAAGCTTTTGAAAGATGTGGTTTAGAAGCTAGGACAGGTTACGATTTGCAAACAGCCAGACGTTCTATGAACATTATGTTGGCAGAGTGGGCAAATCGTGGCTTGAACCAATGGACTATTGAACAAAGAACACAATCTCTTACTTCAGGGACTGCTGAATATAGTTTAGGAACAGATATAATTGATGTTTTATCAGTGGTTGTAAGAAGATCAGGTACTGATTTTAGTATGAGTAGAATAAGTAGAGATACTTTTTTAAATATTCCAACTAAATCAACAACAGGTCGAGCAACACAATATTTTTTAGATAGACAGATTACACCAAATCTAAAATTATATCCAACACCTGAGAATAGCACTGATGTTTTAGTTTATGATGCTTTAACAAGAATGCAAGATGCTGATACTCAAGTAAATACACTTGAAGTGCCTTTTAGATTTTTTCCATGTCTTACTGCTGGACTTGCATATTACATTGCAATGAAAAGAGCTCCTGACAGAATACAATTGTTAAAAAGTGTATATGAAGAGGAGTTTGAAAGAGCTATAGGTGAAGACAGAGATAGATCTTCATTTAGTATCACACCAAAGTTAGATTATTATAAGGTTGGATAATGGCTTTTGCTAAAGGTAAATATGCTTATAGAATATCAGATCGTTCTGGATTTCGTTACAGAATAAGAGATATGAGAAAAGAATGGAATGGTAGCATAGTTGGTTATGATGAATATGAAGAAAAACATCCACAACTAACTCCACCAAGAATAAGAACAGATCTTGAAGCTATTAGAGATGCAAGACCAGATGTAAAAGATGACAATAAAAAATTTATTGTTTACACTAATACTGGATTAGGAAACATAGGAACTTTATTAGATACCTTTAGTGCAACAGCCTCAGTTGGAACAGTTACAGTGAGTACGACATGAGTTTTACCTTAACTACATTAACAGCATCAATACAAGAGTGGACACAAAATGATGAAGCCACTTTTGTAGCAGAGATACCTTTTTTCATAAAAAATGCAGAAGAAAGAATATTTAAAGTTGTTGATTTAGATTATTTCAGAAAAAATGTGACTGGAACAATGACAAGTGGCAATAAATTTTTAGAAAAACCATCTGATTATTTAGCAACCTTCTCATTATCTTATGTAAAAGATAGTGCAAATGTATTTTTATTGCAAAAAGATGTAAACTACATTCAAGAGTTTACTCCAAATCCAAGCACAACTGGTAGTCCTAGATTTTATTCATCTTTTGATGTCGATACATTTATAGTTGCACCAACTCCAGATTCCAGCTATGCCGTTGAATTACATTATTATTATAGACCTGCTTCATTAACGACTGATAACTCAGGAAGCACATGGATAAGCACAAATGCACCTGATGCCTTATTGTATGCTTCACTTGTTGAGGCATATACTTTTATGAAAGGTGAGTCAGATTTAATACAGCTTTATACTGCAAGATTTACAGAAGCCATGAGTAGACTTAAAGTATATGGTGAGGGACAAGAAAATACAGATGCTTTTAGGGAGGGTTTGGTCAGAGTTCCAAAACAATAGAAGGTAGCAAAATGAAAAACAAAAGCATAGCTATTGTTGCACTTGGCAATAGTTTTTCAGAATATATATTAGCTAAGATAAGAAGTGAAAAATTTGATGAAGTTTGGACGATAAACTCTATGTCTGGAGTTATCTACCATGACAAATGTTTTATGATGGATCCACCCTCAAGATTTCTTGATACGCCTAATGCTGGTAAACAAACAGACGTAATGACAGAAAGACTTCTAACTAAAAAAGACATACCAATATATTCTTGTTGTTTAGATGAAAGATGTCCTGACGTTATAGAATATCCTTTACAAGAAGTTATTCAAAAAACTGGCTATGCTTATTTTAATAATACAGTGTCATACTCTTTAGGTTATGCAGTATCACAAAAAGTGTCAGATTTACATTTGTATGGAATAGATTTTACTCATAAAAGTGTCGCTTTTGCAGAGGCAGGCAGAGCCTGTTGTGAGTTTTGGTTGGCTATAGCTATTTCAAAAAAAATTAAAGTTCATATAGCAAATAGTTCATCTTTACTAGATATGAATGTTCCAGACGATGAAAAACTTTATGGATACCATAGGCTTGATGACCCACTTGTTTCCACAACCACACAAGGTAATATGTTAATAACAAAAAAGTCAAAATTAGAACCACCAGAGCCTTTAGACTCTAAGCCTAATTTAATTGGTAGAGTTGACATACCTGGCATAAGTTATGAGGAGAAGAAAAATGTTTGATTTAGGATCAGGAACAGTTGGAAGTGTTAACATTAAAACATCACAAGGTGGTGGGTTAACAAACGAACAAATAGCAGATTTAGCTGTTGATAAGATAGCAGGTATATCAGATGAAGCACCACCTCATGTGAGACAACAAGCTAAATTATTTAAAGAGCAACTTAAAGGAGTTTTGTATCATTATATATTATTGGCAAGAAGAGAGGAACGTGCTAGTATAATTCAAGTTCTAAGATCAAGTGGTCAAAAAGAGACGGCTGAATATATAAGGAGACTTTAATATGGCTATAGCACAAGCAATGTGTACTGCATTTAAACAAGAGTTACTTCTTGGCACACATAATTTTGCAACAAACGGAAACGCTTTTAAATTAGCGTTATATGCAGAAGGTGGAGGGGGTAAATCTTCTACAACTGCGACATTAGGAGCAGCAACGACTGCATTTACAACAACTGGAGAAGTTGCAAATAGTGGTTCTTATACTTCTGGAGGAGGCACACTAACTAAAGTTGCACCAACTACCTCTGGAACAACTGCTTTTACAGATTTTGCTGATTTAAGCTTTACCACTGCAACAATCACTGCAATGGGTGCTTTAATATATAATGACACTAATAGTGATAAAGCAGTGTGTGTATTAGATTTTACATCTAATAAAACTTCAACATCTGGCACTTTCACAATTCAGTTTCCAACTGCCGATGCAAGTAATGCGATTATAAGGATAGCTTAAATTGTCAAATACTACCTTACAAGGTTGGGGTAGAGGCACATGGGGTCAAGGAGCATGGAACGCTCCTATATCCGTTGAAATAGATAGCACTAGTCCCGTTCAAATACTTGGGACAACTGCTTTAGGCTCTGTGTTAGGCGTACCTGGTGTTTTTGTAAATGTTACTGGTGTTTCTTCTACTACTGCCATAAGTCAAACTGGTGCAAGCACAGTTACTTTTACTGTCACTGTAGTTTCTGGTAATCCTTCAAATCACCCATATTACAATCAAGGATCAACAAATAAGTACGCTATTGGTGGATCAACTGCTACCAGTGATGTTACTTTAACTATGTATGAAGGTAACACATACAGATTTGATCAAAGCGATAGTAGTAATGATGGTCATCCGATTAATTTTTATGAGGATAAAGACAAAAATACAGCATACACAAGTGGTGTAAGTTACAATATAGATGGTTCTTCTGTTTCTCAATCATCTTATGTTGATACATCTACGTTTAATGCAGGCACAACTAGATATATAGAAATAACAGTTCCAGACGGAGCACCAACACTTCATTATCAATGCTATAACCATGCTTTGATGGGATATTTTGCCAACACGCTTGGTATCCCCAATATAGCAACAACAACTGGAGCACCAGTTTCAGCTAACACTCCAGTAAGCATTGCAATGACAGGTGGATTAGGCAATGAAACTGTTGTCACATCAGTTGAAGTTGTGCCATCTGACTATAATAACACAACATCAGCTTTACAAGCACAACAATCTAATGTTGTCACAGTGCCTCAATGTGTGGTATCTTTAACAGGAGTAAGTGCTACTGGTGGCACTGGAGAGGAATTAGTATATAGTTTAATAGTTCCAAATCAAACAGCTAATTGGCAAGAGGTCGCATAATGGCAAGTACATTTGTAAACAATTTAAGACTCGAAGAAATGAACACTGGCGAACAGTCAGGAACTTGGGGTACAAAAACAAACACTAATTTAGAACTCATAGGTGAGGCATTAGGTTTTGGCACAGAAGCTATAACGACAAACGCTGATACTCATACGACCACAGTAGCAGATGCTTCTACTGATCCTGGTAGAGCCATGTTTATTAAGTACACTGGAACATTAGATTCAGCTTGTACGATCACAATAGCACCAAACACTCTAAGTAGGGTGCATATTATTGAAAATGGTACAAGTGGTTCACAAAATATTATCATATCTCAAGGTTCTGGAAGTAATGTAACAATAACACCAGGCACTGCAAAGGTTGTTTACTTAGATGGAGCAGGTTCTGGTGCAGCAGTTGTTGATGCTTTTGCACATTTAGCTGCCGTAGATTTAACAGTCGATGATGATTTAATCGTAAGTGATGATATTACATTAAAATCAGATAGTGCTGTTCTTGGTTTTGGAGCCGACACTGATACAACACTTACTCATACAGATGGCACTGGACTTACACTCAATGGCACTAACAAACTTACATTTGGTGATGCAGCTAGTTTTGTTCAACAATCAAGTGATGGCACATTAAGAATAGATGGTGAGGCAATAATTGATTTGAATGCTAGTACAAGAGTTGATGTGTCTGGTGATCTACAAGTTGGTGATGATTTAAGTTTAGCTTCTGATAGTGCAGTTTTAAATTTTGGTGCAGATAGTGACGTAAATTTAACTCATGTTGCAGACTCAGCTTTGTTACTAAATGACGCTATTAAGATGACTTTTAGAGATAGTGCTTTATCAGTAAGTTCTAGCACAGATGGGCAACTAGATGTAGACGCAGATACAGAAGTAGAAATAACAGCACCAACAATTGATTTGACTGCATCAACTAAAGTTACAGTAAGTAATGACGTTGAAGTCACTGGTAGATCTGTTGGTGTAACAGTGACGGCAGAAAATGATGGTAGCTTTGATTTAGCAGTAGGTAATGATTTTACTTGCACCACTACTGGCAATACAGAGATTACATTTAGTAATGCTGCTGCTGGACAATCTGGCAACATAAAGTTTGTAAATGGTGGCAATCATACAATTACTGCAAATGCACTAGTGGCAATAAATGCAGACACTCTTTCTGCTTTATCAGCAACTGGTACATATCATTTAGCTTATTATGTTACAGCAGCTAGTGGTAATAATAGTATCTTAGTTTCGGCATCAGCAATACTTACATAGGATTTTAAATGAGCATAGTAAAAGCAAATGGTGCAGGAGAAAGTGGTGGCTTTTACAATGGGGTTGCCACTCAAGGGCTACGATTAAATGATGGTGCTAGTCAATATTTAAGCAGAACACCATCAAGTGCAGGCA